TTGTCAACTACTAGGTATGAAGAGTTTGTGAATGTATTAGCTGTTGTGACAGCGTTTGCATTCGGTGTTGAACTATTTACAATATCAGTTCTTGCTGGTGAAGCAACTGCGATACAATCTTTACGAGTTGACTGAGCAGTTGAAACTAGATCATTAACAACTGTTGTTTGATCTGTTCTTGAGTTCATGCCTGGAGCAATCAAGAAATCAACTTGAACTGTATCTTTGTCTTCTACCTTATCAAAACCAGTTAGAATTTCTGATGTTGTTAAAGCGCTGGAATTTACGCCGTTTGCTAGTGAACCTGAGCGTACATCATCGAATGATGCATTACGGAAGTCAGTACCGTTTGCTGCAACTGTTCCAGCTGTCGGACTAAATTGAGATGAACCAAACCCAACCATTTTAATGTAACGTGATCTATTGTTAATTACATCAACGATATAGTTTGTTGTGCCATCCGCCGCTTTAGCATTTGAAGCAACAGATGTAAATGGATATGTTTCTAGAACAGTACCACGAGTACCTGAGAACAAGCCATCCTCATCAATTACGATGACATGCATTTCATCGTTTTGTGCGCCTCTGCCTGAAGCAAATGTAGATGTTCCAGGAGCTGCATCAAATTCTGTTGCATATGTCCAGTTATCAAATGCTGAATCTGTAGCATGAGTTGGACATGTTTCTACTTTTAAGCTATTACCCAGATCACCTGGATACTTAGCGATGAATACGTGATTGTCACTATCTAATGCACTCTGCTGTGTATCATAAGCATCGTCATTTTTCACAGTAGGCTGTGTTGAAACTGAGATGTCTGATGCGTTAGCAGCACTATCGGTAGCTACACGAATAGTTTGCAATGATTGTGAATATCTTAGGAAATACGCTGCTGATAGGAAATCAACGGCTGTGTCGTCGTTAGGTGCACCAAAAGTTGAAGCCAAAGTACCCTCATTATCAATGAGTGTAGCCTCCTCAACTGGGCCCCAACGGAAATTACCAACGATTGCGCCTGTAGATGACTGAACGTTAGGTACAACGCCAGTAATATCTACTTCTTTGACAACAATTGCTGGTGACTCTGAAGGTGTACCAATTGCCATGTTTATCTTCCTCTAAAAAAATTATATGTTCGGTCATAATACGCTAATCAATTACAGATATTTATAATAATTAAAAATTAGAAAATATCATCGTATTCAAGAGCCCATTGCTGACCCAACACCTCTTCTGGTGTGGGAGGTACTTCTTCTAACCCATCATCTATAAAACCAAACGGCACAATATCATCATCTATTTCTTGCATTCTTTGATCAAATAACATTTTCTTAATATTTATGTCGGTTAGTTCAGCAAAGTTATTACTGGTTGAAAAATAGCCGAACATTACTAGATTCATCATTAGATCATCATGGTTACCATCACTGGCTTCATATGATTGACCTTTTGCAACAAATGTAGATATTTCTAGAATTGTATGCTCATCTACAATCTCTAGTTTATTATTCTCTAATATGTCTTTGATATTTGAACAGCCGAGTCTTTTAGTCTTACGGTTCATCTCAATACCAAGTGCATTAGCTTTGACTGCTGACTCTACATGCATATTTTCGTATTCAAAATCATAGTACATACCATTACAAACAACCGTACCCTGATCATTTGATTCAATAACTACATAAGCATCGTTATAGACTTTTGCATATTTATAAATAACGTTTGGGAAGAGTATTGGAGAAATAATATTATTGCGATAAACAGCAACCTGTTTAAAAGGTCTTGTGCTAATATCGATCACATTAAATGTACTATAGTCCTGTCCTCTTCCCTTCGAAACATCTACAGTCATTATGTATTCATGTTTCTTTTGTGGTTCTTCATAGATCCATACGCTGTTACCCTCAAGCAATTTTAAAGGCGGTTTAGCTCTGAAATTCATCAGAGTCTCTGCATTTATAAGCGTATCTCCTGTCCCGAAGAATGTATTACCAAACTCTTGGTCGAATTGGAGTTGACTCGTATTAGCAATAGTTTGTTGTTTCCAGTCATTATCACGCCCCGGTACGTCCCACCAGTCAACCCTATAAGATTTAAACTCGTTGACTCCTTGGACTGCTCCTTCCCAGATTTTGTGAAATTGATTACCGATCCCATTAGCTGTACTCGTAATTATTACTTTTGTATCTTTACCTGATGAAATAACTGGATATGTTGATGTATAGAATTCTGCTGCATTTTCAACAAATGCAAATTCGTCGAGATACAGTAGATTAACAGACATACCACGAATTGATGAACCAGACGTAGCTGCTGATACAATCCTACTGTTATTACTAAATTCTATGGATCTTTTATTGAGAGCCTTACATCCTGGTTGTAGAAAGAATGGAAGATTCTCTAACATGAGAGTTACTCGTCCAAGCATCTCCTGGGCTGTCGCCCCTTTGTTGGCAAGAATGGCAATAACTTTCTCAGGATGAAAAACAGCGTACCAAAGCAAATAAGCGACAGAACTAATAGATTTACCAGACTGACGACAAGCAAGAACAATACTAAATCTATGATCGTTGAAGTGATCAAACATTTTCTCCTGATATGGATACAATTCAAAAGGTACTAGACCTCTGTCAAGATGAATAATCTTACAGTAGTGTGCAGCAAAATATGATGGGTCTTTTAAACACTTTGCATACTCTTGTACTTCATGCTGTGTAAAATTATGTACGACTCCATCTCTTTTAATATTTGCATTACCGAGATAGGTTTCATTCATCCTTCTTGTAATCACTAATGTCAACTATATTGTCCTCTTCATTCTGTAGTAGCATACGCTGTAAATCACTTGTGGACCCAACAAACACATTGTTAGTAGTTTGATTAGGGATTTCCTTTGGTTTATCTTCTTTGTGATAATCTTTTTTCTTTTTATGAAGATCCATGAGTGAGCCGTTTATATCACCCATATTCTTCATCATGCCAGAAAGTACTTCAAAGGCTCTTGGATGTTCAGTAGCTCTAGCCACTTCCATCATATCTTCAAGAGCCTCTGAGCCTTTAGCTAAGAGATCATGATAGATTTGTCTTGAGTATTCAAAATCATTATCTGCATTATCATCATTATCTTTTGACATATCTTACACTATGTTAATAGTCCCTGCCATCGTTGCGTGGTTTGTGCAACGGTAGTACAAAGTTGTTGGTGCACTCATTGAAGGCGTAAATGTAACCTCATCTCCACTAGCATTAGCATTATTTGTTACACCTACGTTATAGGCTGTACCTGCTGCTGAATCCTGAATTTGGAAAGGATGTGCACCAGAAACTGAATTATTAAAGACATATGTTTCACCACGTCTTAAATACAACGTAGGATCTTCTGCAGGGGTGGGGAACCAATTGTTTCCAGGATCATTGAAAATATAATGATCTGTACCACTATTAGTTAAAGTAAATGTATATTTAATTGTATTAGCTGAAACATCTAAGTCACCACCTAAAATAGGGGAAGTATCTTCTGATACTGATGCAATAGCAGTCGCTTCTCTTGCTTGAACATAGTCAGAATCAATAAGTGCAAGTACAGCACTTGAATCTAATCCTACACCATCTAATGTAACTCTATTTTGAACATAGTCAGAATCAACTAATGCTTGAGTATCACTATCAGCTCTTGCTGTAGTGTAATAAAGGTTTGTACCTTCACTTAGATCTGTAGTTGACTTAGTACCAAAATCAGAATCAAACCCATTATAGTGGGCTGTAATTCTTGCATTGACGTAATCTGAATCTACGATTGTTGTGACAAATGCACTGTCACGATAAATGTCTGCTTGATTTGCTTGAATATAATCAGCATCAATGAGAGCTTTGATGCCATCAGAATCTAGTACTCTACCATTTAGATCAGTAAAGTTACCATCTAATTCTTCATAAGTCAAAGCAGAGCCTTTAGTATTTCTTAGTATAATGGCCATTTCTTGCTCCTAGTTGTAATACGATATAACGTAATCAGAGTCCATATAACCTTTTTTGACATATGGCAATATAAGTGGTATTGCATCATGAGAAACGTAATCATTTGCAACATAACTATTTGCCACATAAGGCTGATATGGAAATTCCGTATCAATATTTATATTAAATCCAAAGTCCGAATCACCAGTAATATCATCGGGGTTTGGCGTTACTTCAATTCTTTCGATCTGCTGATTATTATTTAAATCAGTAATATCTGTAATAGCTTTTGTAATGACACCAGTTTCTGTAACAGGTCCATACAAATTAATCTTCATATCAAAATCTATTGAATAAATGATAGTCCTACGTGCTTCCATAGGTCCTTCAAAATCATCAGCAAAATTCACACCAACTGCTGTGATAGGAATATCCTCTTTAATTTCAGGATAGTCATCAAAAGGTTTCATAGTTAATGTGTATTGTGGATTGAAGAACGGTAGGATTTGTTCTACGATTTGCAATGCATCATCTTGTGATTTAGCATAAATGTTTAATTGGAAGTTAATGCTATATGGTACAAAGCTATAGAATCTATTTCTAATATTACCAGAAGTACCAGCCTGAAAGAAGTTATTTGTTTTCTGTAGTTGTCTGCTTTGGTCATATGTAAAGCTAAGAATCTCAAATGACATACGAGGTAGTTTAATAGCTACCTTTGTATCATTGTCTAGATCTGGATTTTCTCTAATTCTTTCAAGATATTTCTGTTTAGGTGCATATGATAGTGGAACTTTAACCTGACTAATCACTTGATTAGATGAATTTGTTCTCAACACATAAATGTTATTGAACATAGTTCCGAATGCAGCTACGGCTTTTCTTATTTTCTTATGATAAAAATGTGTTCCAAACATATTTAAGCCTCATTCGGATCGCCAAATGGATTCGTCTCAGTAAAGTCTAAGAATCCATCTGCAATAGTTTCAAAGTCATCGTTCTGTTCATTCGAAGAGATTTGATTATCTTCATTTGTTGACGATACAAGTGAGTTAGAATATCTAGGTAATAGATCGGTACCAAGGTTACGAGTTGAAACAACTTTACGTCCTGTAACAAACTCGTGATATTTGCCGTCATCTGCACCAACATGAATGAGTTTCAGTATATTGTCTGAATCTGACCAAGCAGATACCTCGCCTTGCATTACCACACCTGATGAGAATGTTTGCTGTACAATATCACCAACCTCGTAACCACTTGATGCTGAATCAAGAGTAAGTAGATATTCATAAGCATTATCTCTATCAATCGCATCTATTGCATCAATGCCTGTATCAAGATCTTCATCGTTGTACTCAAAGAGTTCACAGCGCATTTTATATGTGGGAAGATTAGATAATTGATAGAAAGGTTGCTCATGCTCGACATGCATGATTTGGAAAAGAGAATTAGATAATGGTAGATAAATCAAATCACCTTCTAGAGGACGAATAGAGTTTATCTCATTATCATAACGTGATACAGTCTGAGTCCATCTCTTTCTTGCAAGTACAAAAGTAGCTTGGTCACGAATCTCAACACCAAACTTTGTAAAGAGATCTCCATCTCCATCAAAGCCATCGGTATTTTCTATATACATTTCTACTTTGTAAGCAGAATTAAACCTTGATGGAACATCGTCTCCAAAGATCTTGTCCTCATTAACAATATCTCTTGGAATGTAATAGACGTCTTGTCCATACATTTTTAAGGATTCAATTACGATATCCTCATATAAGTTTTGTTCTGAGCGTACTTTATCGGAAAAGTATAAGTTACGTGCCATGCATTACCCCATAAAGAAATCGATTGGGAGCTCGTGATCCATCCGAATTTTTTCTCTCAACCTTTCGATATCTTGAGTTGCATCATCGAATATTTGGCGTCCATTTAACATCACGCCACCTGGTAACTGCATACCCTCAAACTTAATAAGGTTAGCACCCCATTGTTGTTTGATAAGAGCTGTAGTATATTCTTTCAGCCACATATCATTCCAAATTTTTGTATGGGTTGAAGGATCTACAATACTATAAGCTTCTACGACAATGTAGTCATCTGCCTTAATATCACCATCGTTAAAATCGCCATGTATATAAAGTCGATTTTGATTTCTTACATAGTCAACCTGTGGAGTACCTGTCAATTTCATATCTAGCAATGCAAGATACTGTTGCATCTGTTCATAATAAGCAAGATCCCCAATATATGAATGGAGATCTGCAATATCATTTAAATGCATTTGATATTTAATGTCAAAGAAATTTTTGTTAATAGAACCACT